GGAATACCTTAAAGGCATTTCCTAATATTCTTAGGAATCGTAATACTCTTGGAAGATTGGTTAATACCATATAACCTAATAAACCAGCAAAGAGCAAGAAATTATCCTGTATCATTTCAAGGAATCCAGAAATATCTCCATTTAATAAATCTGTAATACCTTGGAATATATCACTAACTGTATCTATAATTTTTGTAATAATTGCAATGAATGTTTCTGGTGAAAATAATGCAAGGGCAAGACCTATAATACCTGCCATGGCTCCTGCCCCTCCAGCAAATTTTGCAATGCCTTCACTCATTTTTTCTGTTTTATCAGCAATTTTAAGGAGAGTTGAATTAGCCTCATCTTGCTTCTTGGCGGCTTCTCTTGCTTCTTCTTCCGACTTAACACCTTCTTGGAGCGTTTCAAGTTGTTCTTGTGCTCTATCTAGTAATTCTTGGTTATAAGGTAACCCTTGCTCCTGTAATGATATCTGTTCTTGCATTACAGCATCAAGGGACATAAACTGTTCTTTTAATGCTTTGGTGTTATCGTTAGAATATATACCGAAGGCACCTTCTAATTTTTCAATCTGTTTTCTTACATCTACATTTAAATCGGCGCCTTTAACAATATTTTCTGACTGGTCTTTCATTAAATCGACCATTTCTTTAAAGGATTTTGCCTGTTCCTTACTGGCCACATCTTTGGCCATAGCACCACCGAAACCGGCTTCTATCTGCTTAATGGAAAGACCCTTACCGCCTTCTTTACCAGATCGTCTTCCGCCGTCTTCTCTTGGGTCCTTAGGTCCCTTTCCTTTTTTGTCTTCCGCCATGAGTTATCCTACTTCTTATTAGTAAATGCCTGTGCACCAAAGAATGCTGCAACTATACCGGCAACAGCTACAAAATATGTTGCTGCCATATCTCCAAGTATTTCACTTGCTTGTGTTAAACCTAATAATACTGCCAGAACTACTGCAAAAGGATATAATAACATACCACCTAATGCAAACCATGCCATGGATCTTTGTGCATCTCTCATAGCATCTAGGTCTTCTAGTTCTTTTCTTTTAAATTCCAAATACATTTTATGCTCTTCGGCATCGACTTTACCGTCACCGTTAGAGTCTGCTGGATGGTAATCCTTTTTTACTTCTTCTGTCATACCTTCATTTTCCTTTTCTGCGCTTGTAAGCGTTCGTTTTCTTCTTTAATCCATTTCTGTAAAAGGGCTAAATATATTTCCCTTTCCCATGGTATCATATGTTCCAGTTCAGTTAAACTGTATTTGTGATGTTGCATCATTGCAAAGTTTGTCTTGTAATAGTTTACAAGTGTTTCATGAGAAAGGCCTAGGTAAAAAAACTTGCAAGACCCTTTAATTCAATTTCATTTTTCTCTTCGCATGAATCACATACAAATTTAACAGTATGAACTAGCGCAGGCATATTATTAAACCATTCTGCTAGTTTTGCGAACTGTTCTGAATTTAATCCTTCGATAAATTCGTTTATTTCCTTTTCACTTTGATCTGATGTAGGCCATACATTGTCTGAATCAAAAACTGTATCCAAACAAGCACCTAGCATAGATTCCATAATTTTTAACTGCTGTTTATTAGATAATTTTTCAATGTCTTTATCCACTTTTAAGCTTTCAAGTAAGCCCAAACTAGGATATCGTAATGTTACACCAACATCATCTGTTAGCATAATCATCTTTTCATTATCCAAATTATCCATTTCAATTTCTTCTACATTAATTACAGTAGGTTTAGGTGTTTCACATTTTTTACACTTAACACTTACCTCTACTGTTTCACCAACAGACTTGGATCGTAATTTTAAAAATAATTGTTCCAAATCAAAACTGGCCAGTTCATCAATGTTAAGTTCACTAAACACACATGACTTTAAAATATCTTTTAAAGCCTTTAGCATCATCTTTTGATCCTTTGATTCCATTGCAACCATGAGGATCTTTTCTTCCTTTACTAAGAAAGGACGATATTCAATTTCTTGTCCCGTTGATGGTATCACCGTAGTGTACCTGGAACTATTCAATACTGGCAAAGCCATAATTTATTCTCCTATATTAACCAAAAAGAGAGGCAGCAGATTTCAATGCAGAAGCAGTTGAACTCAACGGACCCTCTACCACGTATTTATCATAAGCAAATGTAACGCCTAGTTTTGCATACTCATTTTCAGATGTAGTATTTAATTCTATAGCCGCTACACTAATTGGAAACGCTTTCTCCAATTTCACTCCATAAACAGGAATATTTTTTCCATTCAATTGCTGAATAATAACATCAGTTGAATAGTCATCTTTATATCCTAATTTATACCTATCAACATCAATAATGGAAGATAACCAATTATCAAACATTGTTTTCATATAATAATCATTCGTTAATAAAAACGACATGGTCACATCTTCATCAATGTGCGTATATGGAAATTTATTTGATTGGCGATCTGCCATATAATCAAGGGTTGATATACTTCGACTAGGAATAGATACACTTTCACAAAGAAGTGATATATCCCTAGGATCCGAAATTAAGTTTTTAATACTGAGTGATTGACCAGAAGCAAGAGCACCCACAAGTGTTTCTGGATTTAAATTTAAAAGCGATTGTGTAGGTGGTGTAAATATAACATTATACCTATTGGTTCTTGCTAATCCGCCCTTTGAATCTATACTTGCCTTAAGTGTATCTATGCTCATCTTTGTCTCGCAATTTTAAGTGAATCTGCCCAAACAGATGTCTTACTTGCCTTCTTAAAGTCCTCAGTCGGTAAGAATATTGCAATTTCCCATTCGGTCATTGGTACTCTTACGAATCTTGATTTAACATGTGTAGTTAAATACCGTTTAAAACATGGTTTAAATTCTTTATATTTTCTTGAGCTCTTTAAAAGGTCATACCTCATTTTAGTAATTCTTGACCTGCTGTTTAACTTAGAAGGAACCAATTTCATTAATTCATCAAGAAATTGTGCTCTTACATCAGGTCGTAAATAGTGTAAGTTTATTCCATAAAAACCACCAGGCGCAGGTTCTACCATTATCGTTAATGGAAACCTATCGTAATAAGGTAATGTTAATTTTGTTTTAGGATCATAAATATACATATACATATTACCCACAATTTCTCGTGTAGTAGGTTCAAGCGCGTCATCTTTTAAAAGTGCTGCACGAGAAGGCATTCTCAGATCCTTTACCTTCTTCTCAAACCACTTACGAGATTCTCGAGTTCTGGCTGTTATACCAGCTCTAAATGCATTTGCCTGTAATGTGTCGAATAAACTTGCCATATATACTATTTATATCAAGATTTTAATAGTTTGATGCCAAGATTTTTTAAAGTATCTTCTGTCCAGACCTGAAACTTCCACCCTTTATGTTTTGCATATTGATCTGCTGCAGTCCATTTGGAAGTATTCTTTACATAGGTCATGACTTCGTTGATATATCGTTTTGTCTTTCTTTTCGGCTGTTTAGGCGCTGTGGTTTCTTTCTTTGGTTTAATTTCTACCAATAATATTTCTTTATTGTCTAGTTCAACCAATAAATCTACATAATACCTATGTAATCGCCCGTCTGTTTTACACTTATAGGGGATTACTATTTCCTCGCTATTCCACCTTTTTACACGAGGTGACTGTTCACACCACCGAAAGGTTTGCCTTTCCCATAGTGAACGATATATTACCTTTGTCGGATCTCCGAGGTACTTATCTTTGTGTTTTATTGTATATTTCCCTTTGTAAGCCATTATAAATACTCTTATAGTTTAAATATTTATTTATAAGGTAAAAATATGTCAAAAGTATTGGAATTCCCATCAACTTTACGAGCAGAAGTGGATAATGGTGGCCATCATGTATCGTTTCAAATACTAGGTAAAACGGATTTAAATCAACTTGTTGATAAAATCCATTTATATGTACCTGGTGGTTTTTCTTTAGGCGATGGTGCTGAATTTGGAAATATCAACCTTGGTACAATAAATGCTCTTAAATCACTAGGAGATACAAAAAAGACTGCGTCAGAAGTTGAAGGTTCACAAGATGCAGAATCACTTGCCATAGGTGCTGCTCTTCTCCAAAAATTAGGTGCTGACGATATGGGTGGTGTAGGTGCTGTAATGGAACAAAGAGGTGTTGCAGTAAATAATGCAACTACCATGACATACACTGGACCAAATATCAGAACATTTGAATTATCTTTTGATTTAGTACCATCCAGTGCTAAAGAAGCTGAGATGGCAAGAATTATCGAACACACATTTAGAAAATATATGTACCCTAAAGATGCTGGATATGCACTTATGTATCCACCAGTATTCAGAATTAAATTTATGACAGGTAAAAACATAAACAAGTTTATGCCTTTCTTATATGACTCGTATTTAACTGGTATGACTACATCATATAATAACAGTGGTAATATGTATCATGCTGACGGGTCACCAACAGATATTAAAATTGCATTATCATTCTCAGAACAGAAAATGCTTACTCGTGGCGATCTTTACGAACTAGATGATGTTCCAGCAGATAAAATACAACAAACTTTTGACTATCCTCAAGCACCAAGCTCTGAGGCGCCACAAGGAGGATAATAGTGAACTTTTTTAAATTATTTCCAACTGTCGATTATGACATAAACAGAACAGGTACCGTTCAAAGAATGGTTGATATTTTCAGAAGTGTCAGGCCATTACAGTCATATGTAGATAATCCTTCCTTATATACCTTTTACGAAATTAAAAATGGTGAAAGACCAGATGTCGTATCACAAAGATTATATGGCACATCTCAATTTTATTGGACATTTTTTATAATTAATGATTTTTTACATGATGGTATGAGAGCATGGCCAATGTCGCAAGAAACACTATTTGATTACCTTAAACAAGAATATAATGGATTTGCAATTACTACACAACCAGAGATTGTTACAAATACGGATGGCCAAATTATAGAGTTTAAAAATTCTATTGTAGGTAAATTTACATTAGATGAAAAAATACGAGGTGGTACTTCAAACGCATTAGGAACATTTGTAAAACGAGATTTGGATTTAAATCAAATCGTAATACAAGATGTGACTGGAACTTTCCAAGGGGATGGGGCAGAGAATAATAATAATTATGAATTCCTAGTTGGCCAAACCTCAGGTGATTCAGTTCAAACATACAAAGTGTATCCATATGCAGAAGCACCACATCACTACTATAAATTAAATGATAAAAAAGAAAGACCAGTATCTAATTTGACTTTTATTGAAACAGCAGATGTAGGTACAATCATTACTAACACAAACGAGTCAGGCCAATCGTTTACTGAAGAGCTATTTGCAGAATCCATACCAACTCCTGCAGGTAGTTTAGGTTATAAATCCAACAGACAATATATCAATGAATTAAATGAAAGTCGCTCAAAAATAAGAGTATTAAATTCAAAATATATTAGTAAATTTGTAGATGAATTTGAGAGATTAATTAATGTCTAATCCCACATATAGAGCTGGACCCGATGGTCTTGCTTCAACACCAACTTCGTATAAATTAGAACAATTTGTAATTACTTCTAATAATACAAAGCATGATGGTGAAGATGAATATGTTTGGGACTTTAAAGAATCTGTTGCTGATTTTACAATTATCGAATCGATATATTCTCCTCATTTAGAAATTATGATACGGATAGGTGATTCAAATAACCTTATGGAAAAATTAAGACTTTCTGGAAATGAAAGTATTATATTTAAGGTTATGAGAGAAAGTCAGTCGAGAGGTAAAGAATCTTTAACTGTATTAGCAAGAGTTGCAGAATTATACGGTTATAACAGATCACAGCCTGGTATGCAAACATATACACTTAAGGCGACCAGTCATCACTTATATACGAACCAAACAAAAATTTTAAAGAGATCATTTAGTGGAGCAATACCTGAAATTGTAGGTAAAATACTTTCTTCAGATTTAGAAGTCGAAGATACTGATATCAATACATCAAGTAAAAATGTAATCAAGGGTATTTTTCCATCACTCAGGCCTATACAGGCAATTAATTGGTTAATGAATAACGCATATGATGATGGAACTCCTCACTTCTTTTATGAAACTAAGGATTCAGTATTACACTTTAATTCATACAAACAATTAATAGAGCAAGATTTGTATGACACTTATGTGTATAAACCTTTTATATCATCTGAACAAAATACAGAGGAAGGTTACGAAGAAGAACGCACAAAAATTCAAAGCTTTAGAGATGCATATACAACATCACCTTATGTTTCTATAGGTAAGGGCGCATATGCCTCTACAATACACACAGTAGATATTGCTAAAAAGGAATATAAAAAAGAAACCTTTGATTATCAGAGAAATAATTTATATAAATTAAACGATCACAAACCATTCGCCTTAACTGATAGAACATTACCCGTTAACGAATTAAGTGAATCAAAGAATTATTTTGTATCACAGAACAGTATGGCTTTTCCAAGTCACGGGAATTATTATTCTCCAGCAGGTATTGATACAAATAAGTCCTATGCTTATATAGAAAATATAAATTATCAAACACACCAGATTGGTATTGCGGGTGATTTCAATTTACATGTTGGTGCAAAAATAGAAATAGAAATACAAAGAGGCGAACAGGATCCGGATGGTGCAAACATTAATAAATTCCATTCTGGTACATATATTATAACACAGATTGTCAATGAATTTAAAGAACAGTTTTGGCAATATTTAACAATTAAAAAGGATTCAAGTAGGATAAATCTAGATGCTTAGTGAAGATCAATTTATAGATGGTAAATTTACCTGGTTTATCGGTGTCGTAGAAGATATAACCGACCCAGAAAAAATGAACCGTGTTCGAGTAAGGTGTTTTGGTTATCATACGCAAGATAAGGGTATGGTTCCAACGGCGGATCTCCCATGGGCAACAGTAATGTTACCAACCACATCGGCATCTTTTAAAGGTGTTGGTAAAATACATGAGTTGGTTGTTGGTTCGTGGGTCGTTGGATTCTTCCGAGATGGTTCATCATCGCAAGATCCAGTTGTAATGGGAAGTATTGCGTCTAAAACGGAAGATGTATTAGATTTACCTACACAGACACAAGAAAATTATCCAAATAATAAAGTTCATGTTACTGAAGGTGGTCATATTATTGAGTATGACAATACGGTAGATGCTAAAAGAATCAATATTCAGCACTCTAGTGGTACCACAATTAATATTAATAACGACGGCACCGTTGAAATTAATTCTGCTAATACCACGGTAAATATAATTGGTAATACAAGTATTACAGGAACACTAAATGTTTCTGGTACGACACACTCAGTAGGTGATGTTTCTACGGATGCTGGAAAAGGTTTATCCCTTGCTGGTCATACACACGAAACTCAAATTACACCAGGATCAAGTGCAGGTACTTATGAATCCTTTACAGGAGATAAAGGTGGAGCTGGTGATGAAGCACCACCTACAGAGCCTACAGAAGATGAATAATCCTACAAATAATAGGTATAAATAGATATATGGCAAATACAAATCAACTATCAGACTTTAGTGCTTCAGAAAGAAAGAGTACTCTTGTATCTCGTAAGAAGGGATATTCTGATATTGATTTAAAATTGACTCTACACCCTATAAGAAAGGATATTATACCACTTAAGGATGATGCCGCAATCAAGAATGCAGTAAAACATTTAATATTAACAAACTTTTTTGAAAGACCTTTTCAGCCAAGTTTAGGCGCAAATTTACGAGGTTTGTTATTTGAACCTGCAGATACCATCACAGAATTGGCAATGGAAGATGGTATTAAGATTGCTCTAAAAAACGAACCAAGAATTAAAGTGATTGGTGTATCAGTAGAAGATATATCAGATAGGAATGCTTATAGAATAACAGCAAAATTTTATATAAAAGAATACGATCAACCTGCTACTGTTGAAATCGTACTAAGAAGATTAAGGTAACAAAATGGCTAGTAATTTAAATGTCACGGAATTAGATTTCGATCAGATTAAACAGAATCTGAAAAACTATCTCAAACAACAAACAGAATTTAATGATTACGATTTTGATGGTTCTGGTTTAAATGTATTACTTGATGTATTGGCTTATAATACACATTATAATGCGGTAGCAGCGCACTATTCACTTAACGAATCATTCTTGGACTCAGCACAGATTAGAGGTAATGTAACCACAAGGGCTAAACTTTTAGGTTATACGCCAAGATCGATACTATCTTCTCGTGCAAAAGTTACCATCGTGGTTGATATATCAGGCGAGTCTGCTCTTACACAAGCTGAGACAGATAACCTTACACTCAGTAGAGGAACAAAATTAACAACTACGGTTTCAGGTGAAACATATCAGTTTGTTGTTTTAAATACACAGACAGTTACAAAAGGTGTAGGACAAACATTTACATTTACAGATGTAGAAATTGCAGAAGGATCATATAAATCACTTTATTATAGAGTAGATAATGATATTGAAAATCAGAAATTTATTTTGGGTGATACTGATGCAGATACATCTACTCTTCGTGTAAGGGTAAAACAAAATCAAGATAGTACCACGCACGAAATTTACACAAGGTTCGAGACATTATTAAATGTGGACTCGGATTCACAAGTTTATTATCTACAAGAAAATCCAAACGAAAGATACGAAGTATATTTTGGAGATGGAACAATTGGTAAGAAACCACAAGATAATAACATTATAGTTTTAGATTATGTATATACAAACGGCCCAGATGCTAATGGAGCATCAACATTCTCTATGGCACAGAGCATTGGTGGGTTTAATACAATAACAGTTACAACAACTTCTAATTCAGCAGGTGGTACCGAAAAGGAAACACTTGAGTCAATTAGATTTAACGCACCATTAACCTTTACTTCTCAAAATCGTGCGGTTACAGCAGATGATTATAGAGCAATCATTCTTAAAAACTTTTCTAATATAGGAAGTATCTCTACCTGGGGCGGTGAAGATAATGATCCTATTGATTATGGTAAAGTATATATCTGTATTAAACCTCTCACTGCTTCTGTATTAACAACAGCAGAAAGAACTAATATTACAAATACTGTTTTAAAAGGTAAAAACATTGTTTCGATTACACCAGAAATTGTTGATCCTAATTTTACAGATTTGGAATTAGATGTATTATTTAAATTTAATCCTAATTTAACTGATAGAACAAAGGTAGATTTGGCTTCTGTTGTAAGAGATACAATTTCAGATTATAATTTTAATAATTTAAATAAATTTGATGGAGTATTTAGGCATTCTGCTTTATTAAAACTTATTGATGCTTCTGACCCTTCTATTTTAAATAGTACAGTCAGACCTTATATGTTTAAAACCATTGCAGCAAAACAAGCAGCAGTAAATAATAATTTTACACTTACATTTGCTTCACCATTCTTTGAATCAGGATCCTCTACGGACTTCTTACTTTCATCGACTGCTTTTGCAATTAACGGTGTGGACCATTTCTTTGGCGATGTACCTATTACAGGTTCATCAAACAGAACAGTTATTGTATATAAGAAACAAGATGGTAAAAATGTAATTGTTTTAAATGATTGTGGTTTAATTGAACCATCTGCTGGTCGAATTACACTTCACAGTTTTAGTATAGATAATGATACAACAATTAAATTATCCATTACACCGAACTCTTTGGACATTGCTCCAAAACGAGATCAGCTTTTAAATATTGACCAAACATATGTATCAATTACACCAGAAGAGGATACTATTGCAACTGCAGGATCAACTGGTTCTATTGATTATACAACAAGTTCAAGGCTAAGATAATGTCACATAGGTCGTCAGCAGGATACATAGAATCGATCGGTTCTTCCAGAAAAAAAACTAAGGAAGATTTACAGGTAGAACAATTAATACCTAG